ACATCAATGTAAAAGATACGACGTTCTGGTGCACGAGAGATACGGTAGATAACTAACGCATCTTCCATCATCTTCAACTGGTTGACAGGTTTGATTGCCTTATGTAGATAAGACAAAGTCATGCCAGTGTTTTGATCAATGCGACCAGAAGGTGCAAAAACAACAGAGTCCAAAGACATCTTGATACCTTGCATAGTTTGCTCGGTAATGCCTTTGTCGTTGAAGAGGTAGTATTCCTCTACGGACTTAACGACTTCGATACCTTTGTCCGTCTTAGCTTTTTCAACATGCTTGATACGACGGATCTTACGTGGATCGATAAAACGTAGTTCCTGAATGCCCTTCTTCGGTTGATTTGGGTCTATCAGGATCTGATAGAACAAACGACCATCTACATACCAGTTACGGAAGATGTCGTGTCCTTTAGAATCGAAATCCAGCAGATACAATACCTGCTGGAACTCATCTTGCATTTTCTTTTTGATGGAATCAGAAACTTTCAACTCTTCAAGATTCAACTTGACAGGTGCTTCATCTTCCTCAGCAACAATAGCTTCATTAACAATATCTTCAATCGCACTATCGCAATCAGGGTACTGAGAGACTTCACGATAACGACGAATGAGATCATTCTCGGTCTTGATGATCCCTTCAAGATCAACGACCATTCCATAATAAGCAGCAGCAGAATTGATGACGGTACTACCATCATCACTCGCTGGAGCAACAACCGATGGTAGTTCCTTTTCCTGCTTACGCTTGATCTCAAATCCAAAAATTTGCATTATATATCCCTACCCCTCGAATTATAGAGGGAATGAGCCGATTGGCGTGTCGATAGAAACATTAACTCCGATACCTGCACCGCCAGTAGCAGTGTTAGAAGTCCAGTAGTTGTATTGGAAAGTGATTGGGAATGTTTCGATAGCATTCACAGTGTCATAATCCAATTCGATTGTACCGATTTCTGTTGGGTATGCGTCGATGAATTTGTAAGTCTTAACGATAGCTCCGTTGCGATCCAACTGGTGAACAGACAAGTCAACTTGATAGTCACGTGGGTTGGTTAGACCAGTAGTTGCTCCAAGGTTTTGAATACCATTGGACCACTGTTCCATTGCGTTACGGATGTTGAAGTTGGTGTCGTTGTATACTTGGATGGACCATGGAGCAAAGCTACGCTCGCCAGCGAAGTTTACTGCACGACCACGGTATTGAACACCAAAATTTTCTACGGTAGATGCTGGTAGTTGTGCGCTTTTGCAAAGGAATTGCGCTTGCTGCCCAGCAACGATTCCCAAAGTCACAAAACTTGGGAAGGTAAGCTCAACTCTAAACTGGTTGGCACGAGCGCCACCGCCAGTAAGTTGCGCTTTGAAGTCAGCGATATTTGCCATTTATTAGTCTCCTGAGATACTGTTCTTGTATATTTAGGGGTGATTCCTAAGAGCCACCCCTAGTTATAATTAAGCACCGATCTCGTTGAAGCTGATAGCAGAGCGAGCAGCAACAAAGTTCAAGGTGATGAAGTTGATAGAACGATTTGGCTTGATGAAGATATCGGCAATGAATTCATTGCGGTCAATAACTTCGCCAGTATTGTTTGTATCATCGCACTTAACACGGAAGTCGATGATACCACGACGACCCTGTACGTCACGAAGGAATGGCTCCACCAAGTTCTTGAACTGAGCACGAGTGAAGCTGTCGTTGAATTCGAACAACTGGAACTTAGCTGCAGTAGCAATAGACTTCTCAAGAACGATGAACAGACGACGGACGTTGATGCGGTCAAATGCAGAAGGTGCAGCCAACAGAGTCTTGTCGCCGAATAGAACAGTACCTTGTCCTGGGAAGGAAACAACTGGGTTAACACCTTTCTTGTAAAGAGTGTCACGCTCAGTCTTACCTGGATTGAATGCCAAGCGAACGACGTTCTTAACTTGACCACGATTCAAACCACCTGGAGAGAACCATGGGTCGTTAGTGTAATCGGTACGAGCGCATAGACCAGCAATGTCACCATTCAGTGGCAAGTAGCGGTATGCGTCATTGTAACGATCATACTGATATTTGAAACCAGAGTCCATTACAGCGTAGGAAGTGCTTGGAAGAGCATCACGGAATGCAGTAACTTTTGCAGCTGCATCAGATCCAGTTCCAATGATAACAGAACCATCGGTTACGTCAACTGGAGAAGCGAATACAACGCAATCCTTACGGACTTCAGCAACATTATTGATGACGTAAGTAACAGTAGCTGCGGAAACACGACCAGTTGCGATTAGGGAAACGTCATATAGTTCGTCATTAGCGAACAATGCGAAACCAGATTGCAAGTTACCTTGTGTAGCTGCGTAATCGTCAACACCACCAACTAGGGAGATGCTACGTGCAGTAGCCATCTGAGTGAATGTTGTATTAGCTGCAGAAGAACCCCAGTTAAATCCAGCTGGGTGATCCATCCACCAGACGTAACGAGAAGAACTATTCAATACGCTCTTGTAGTAGTTGTTAGTTCCGTCAGATTTCTTAGCATCAGATGCTTTGGAAACGTAAGCGAACTTCTCAAGAGTAGCACCTTGAGTGCCAGTCCATAGACCGTCTTCGTCAATAACAACAACGTGCATTTCGTCCAATGAACCACCAACGCTATCAGCGAAAGTAGAAGTAGCTGGAGCGGAATCAAACAGATCTTTGTATTCCCAAGTAGAGAAAGAACCTGCGTCAGCGATAGAAACTTTTAGAGAGTTACCAAGAGATCCTGGGAACTTAGCAGCAACAGGACCAACAGTTCCTTGTCCAGCTTCCCAGTTTTGCTGGTAGTCTGCGACGTTGTTGATTTTTGGTGCGGTAAGAGTTTGAACAGTTGCTGTAACAGAAGCACCAGTACCTGGAGTTGCATTGGTATCAGTGATAGTTGCTGTTGGAGCAGATGTATAACCAGATCCTGGGTTAACAACAGTAACTGCGGTAATTACACCAGAAGTAACAGTTACAGTACCAGAAGCAGATGTACCGCCTGCAGTTTGTGGTGCAGAGAAAGTAACTGTAGTTGTTCCGCTGTGATAACCAGTACCACCTGCAGAAATTGTTACACCAGTAACAAATCCACCTGTAGAAGCATTTTTCTGGTTTGCAGTATCAGCACGAACTACCAACAGATTGTTAGTGTAGCTCAAGAAGTTAGCTGCAGTGAAGAAAGAGCTGAAAACATTTTGATTGTTATTTGGCTTACCGAAACGCTCGACGAGAACATTCTCAGAGGTAACGGTGACTGGATCCATGACTGGACCCCATTGAAAAACGCCAGCAAAAGCGCCTGGAGAGGTCGCTACTGATGGCACGATAGAGGTAAAGTCTTTCTCGACTACCGCTACGCCTGGACTAAGTTGGAAAGGCATTGTAAGTCTCCTTATTACACGTTATTCGCCTTGCTTGACGGAAGCAAACCCGATACTGTAATTTTATTTATGATTTTACTGTTTTTAGAAGTTAGCTAGTACGATTTCCTCTGGATCGTTCCCATCATTATAGAACCCAAATGGGGTTAATTCGCTCTCGATCGCTTCGATTCTCTGTTCATAGATAACGCTACGTAAGTTGATATCGTTCAAATCCTTAAAGTATGGATTTGTCGTCAACCAGCTGAATAGAACTAACGGCATAACTAAGTCATCATGATAACCATCATCGGCTTTGTAAGTTCCTTTCACCTCAATAAACGTAGTGATCTCAGAGATAATGTCTGCATCAGGTATGAGCAGCTTATTCTCTTCGACCAGCGTTTTGAAGTTCATACAACCAATTCGCTTCACCTTCTTATCTGTCAATACACCTAGTTGAGTTTTACCTCCACCGAAACCACCAGACACAACCTGTCCTTGTGTGGATCTATTCACAAATAGAATGTTCTCATACTCTAAATCTTGATAGAGGATAGAAGCGACTTGTTCGCTCTTATTTATCTCGACCAAGACGTAAGCCTCGTTGTATTCTTTAGCCACTTTGTAAATGACGTTAGGATACAACAACGGACTAATCTTGTTGTCTCTATATTTAGCTACAACTTTATATGGGGCAGTTGTGATGTCAACCACCACAAATGCTGAGTAATCACCACTAACACCTTCGGCAGTGTCAGCGACAAGTACATAAGAGTGATGTTTCTCTGCACGGATAGGTGCTTCATAAACATCCAAACCACTAATAGACTTGATTGGTGGAACGTAGGACATGCGTCCAATCACATCAGCGTTAACCAGAGTCAAGCTGGAACCAAGGAACTTACACAAGACTTCTTGGTTATACTTCAGATCGCCAAGTAGACGACGCTGATCTTCAGCCCACTTTTCAGTACGTCCAGGGATTTCCCAGTAAGGAATGAACAGAGCAACGAAACCATTGCGACCTTGTTCAGCTTCGTTCCAGAATTTCCAGAAGTGATTGTAACCAAGTGGAGTAGAACTCAACAGAATCTTGGTTGTTTCACCTGCAGAAATAGTAGGGTAAACGGAAGTGAAGAACTGCTCTGCAACAGTGTTTGGAATAATCGCAGCTTCGTCAACGTATAGCAAGTTAACAGACTTACCACGAATACCAGAAGCAGTGGTAGCTGCTGTAAAAACCTTTGAGCCATTCTCTAGCTCGATGTCGCCCTTGTTCCAAGTGGTAACACCTTGTTGCATCCACTGAGGTAGACACTCATACATGGTTTGATAACGATCCAAAACTTCACGTGCTGCAGATGCCTTGTTAGCAAGGATCGCTACAGTTTTGTTAGCTTGGAACAGCGTATACCAAAGAATGTAAGCAGCAGAGGTGGTAGTCTTACCTTGCTGACGACCTTCCATAAGGATAACCTTACGGTTGTTATGGATGACGTTGATCTTGTTTACCTGACATGGATACAGATTGAATGGCTGTAATCCATGATCAAGCGTAACGATCTTACAGTAGTTCTTGATGAAGTATACTGGATCGTCTTTACACTTAAGATACTCTTGAACCTGATCTTGCGTAAACTGAACAGTTACGCCAGCAGCTTTCAGGTTGGAGTTTGAGTTATAGACGAGAGCCATGTTCCGCTTCGATTTCGTCCAACATTACAAATAGTTTCTCGACAGCAGTTTTGTAGTCTTCTGCCTTGCACAATTGGATGATCTCACCAACGTACTTTTGATAGTAGTAATTCCAGAATTTGTTTTGTTCTTCGCCAGCAAGAATTTTAATGTGCTTGACGATAGGATCTGAACGATAGTAGTA